CAAGTGATGCAATGGTTTCGGCTGCTGACTGTTGCTCTTCAATTGCCAGTTGAGTCTGGGTTTGCAGACGCGCCTTGGCACGGTTGACCTGACCAAGCCGCTGATCAGCGAGCATGGTCATGGCGTTCAGTTGCCGCTCCAGTTTGCGCACCTCGCTCAGTGCGTTGACGCGCTGCGCGGCGGTCTGTAGATCGCTAGTGCGCTTAGACTTCTCGACAGCAGCAGGTGTGCCGCCTGCAATCTGCTTCTTTAGTTTGTCGATCTTGTCTTTGAGATCAAGGATCTCATCGTAATCAGCAACGCCAGCCTCAATGATCAGTGCCTGCTCACGCGGGGACAGATCCTTCATCACCTCTGCTTGCGCAGCACGGCGTTCTGCTTGCATCTTCTGGAATGCAGCATCGCGCTCGTCTTCACGGGCGAAAGATTCAAACTCAGCATCCGTTACGCGCTTAGTCTGCGCGGTCAGCGCATTGATAAGAGGGTCAGCATCGCGGACAACTACTTCGGTGTGAACAATGCCTTCGTTGATATTTTTACCAACAAATACATCATGCCCAAAGTTAAATGCTATTTGAGCAATTGCATCAATAGATGTGACCAACACCCTATCATCGCGGATTTCTTGTTCAGAAACATTCACACTACGAAAAATATCGTTGGTTACTTTATCTGAAAAGTTAAACAACTCGTCTTTTGATTTGGTTCCCCTGCGTAAATTTTGTTCCTCTTGAAGAGTCAATTCGCGACCAATAGTTTTTTCAATTAGAGGAACTGCATACCCCAATGGGATTGCATTCCAAACCAAACCCTTCAAATCATATTCAAGTGGATTTACTGCGCTTACAAACACAGGTAAAATCTGTCCTTCTCTTGCTGCAAATTGATTAGCAATTTCTGGATCATCTGTAAACGACATTGCTTGTTTGCCAAAATATCGAAGACCTGTTTGTGATACAAACGGATCAATTGGTTGAGCCGTTTCCCATGTACCGTGATACAGCCGTGTTGGATTTCCATCCGCATCAGGCAACACCCACTGCCTCTTTCCTTCTTCAACTTCCTTGTAGAAGTTAGGAGTAGGGATACGGGCAAAAGATGCGGTGTCAGTTTGCATGACACTCGCAACACGGTTGTTTCCCTCGTTTTGCTGCGCCCAGTCCGCAAGATAATCCAATCGATCAGACATAACCTGACGCAATTCCACCGGAGTCGCGCTGAGTATTGCTTCACGCTTCGGCATCAGGTCTTGAATCTGTTGAGCAACTGCTGCGTTAGTCAGTTGACCAAACACTTGGCGACCTTGATAACTCAGCCTCATGCTGTCAAGTTCAAGCACCTTAGAACCAAATGTTTTTATTCCACCCTGAGCACGGAACGTCAGTGACCCACCGTTGTCAATACGCAGTATCTCGCCACCATCAGATGGGAGTAACACGTTGTCAGAATCCGTACCGATGACATCCCAATTTGCAACAAGCGCATCAACGACAAAGTTCTTCTGAAGATCTCCAACAGCAGCATCGAACTTCTTACCAGTTAGATCGCCAAGAGAAGTGCCAGCGACATACTTTGTTAGTTGCTTTGGTTGTTGTGGATCACGTGCATCAAGCGCATGGGCTGGAACAGGAACGCCTGCCGCTGCATAAATATTGTTGACCGCGTACTCAGATAGAACGTGATCCGGTGATGCACCTTGCTTAACGACATACTGCTGACCGTCAGTGGCTTGATACAACTTTGCGCCCGTAGTGCCACCAAGATTTTTAACGAACTGAAGATCCTGTGTTGCGGCAGCATTTACGCTTTGTTGATCAGGTGTTTCTGGACGGGCGTAGGACTCTTGCAACTGCAACTCACGCTTAGTGAGCATCTTGCCAGTTCTTGCATCGCGCCTGCCAAGGTATTGAACCTTGACTTTGTGTTTGCCAAGCAATACAGCAACGCCGACACTTGACATAGCGTTCGGCATATACACGCCATCAAAGCCAGCATCTAAGATCGCTGTTTCAACACCGTTGAACCAGAATCGATTGCCGTCTGCTTTGGTTTTTCCCTTTGCTACAAAGCCAAGCGGATCAGCAATAGCGTCATACATATTGCGAAGGTTGACACCGTGCATATCTGTGCCAACACCACCCTCCGGAAGGAATCCTTCTGGCTGTACGCCTAGTTCTTCATACACATATCCAACGCCGCGATCAACATAGAAGAACGTCCGGTTCTTTAGACGTTTATCCTTGGCAGCGCGTACACGTTCGGAACCTGCATCTTTAATCCCAGTTCCATAGAACGTAGAATCAAGTACTTCTCTACGAGCGCGAGAGAAGTGGAATCCAAGAACGCTTACTGAACCTTTTTGTTTGGTTCCGTATTTAGCAGTAACGCCGAAATCGCGTCCTCGTACAACGTCGATGCCAAATCGTTGAGGTCGAGCGAAGGAGACTCCGGCTTTGTCCCAGCCGTATTTGGCAACGAACTGGTCGTTGACGGTCTGGACGGCAGTGCGGAGATCTCTAACTTGTTGGAGAAGATCGGGTCGTTCTCTTTCAATACTCGCCAAGTATTCTTCGCCATTTTTATCCTTGCTCCAATCGTTGCTTACAAGATTGCCATCAGAACGGAACGTAACAGAGTCAACAATACCTCCACCAAAGGTGTCAGGCAAGGACGTAACGATCTCGTCAAATGCTTTTTTGAATTCTTTGTTTGATACGGGCTTTTGACTTTCATCAAACGCCGTGAAGTTCAATACTCTTAGCCCATCTTTGCGATAGATCGGGGCAAGATCCCATCGATTGAACTTCTCATTTAGTGCGCGATAGAACAACTCAATCTCTTGGTGGCTCAGGGCATTCTTTGTATTTAGTTGAATGCCGTTGTGCCGGATCTGTGCATCATCGAAGATAGCCGTGTGATAAGCAACCGCGTCCTGTGTCAGCACATACCCACGGATGCGTGAGGCAAGGTCAAGCAGTTTGACAGCAGATGGTCTGAGTTTCTTTGCCTTGCCAGACTTTTCTGTAGGCGCAGCCGCAAATGCTTGCAACCCTGTTTGAGTCTTGGACTCCCATGCGCTGACACCTTCAATGGTTGCACCCTGTGGCAAGCCAACCATCTGAGCGATAACGTCAACCTTGTCTGGGAAGATGATTGGATACAACGCTCGCTGATACTCAAACTGTTTATCAAGCGTAGCGGTGTGAATGCCGGGAATCGGAGCACCACTGGCTGTACTTGGCGTTGTCTCGTAGGACTGCTGCACCATTCGATCTCGCAGCGCAGTGCTGAAGTCAAACTTGGCAGCGTTAATGTCCTTGTCTTGTAGGTCGTATTCCATGCCCATCTTGTGGGCTAGGCGGAAGTGTTCCTTCTTCTTGTCTTTCTTGACTTCGTAGACCAAGGACTCTTTGCCAGTCTTGGGGTCAACCTTGTTAACCATCTCACCAATGCCAAGCCGCAACTCTTCGGCTTTCAGTTGTCCACGGATTGGATCGATGCGACCCTTCATTGCCGACCAGATAGCAGCCTGCACCTGATGCGCTGTCCAACCAAGTTCTTGCGCCAGTCGAGCAGTCTCGCGTTCAGCAAACCGATACTTTGGACCTTGATCGAGAACCTTATCGCCGTAATCAAACGCGATAGCCATCCACATATCCATCGTGGATACATTCAAGTCCAACTTCGATGGGTCAATCTCGATCATCAGGTTCTGATAGAACGAGTTCGTCTTGATGCCACCCCACGCCTGCCCATTCTTGAGCAGCGCGGTTGCCTTCTCATCAGCCTTGCTGAATCCAGCATTGATGTCCAGCCCAGCCTTGAACTGGTAGTACGCCGTCAATGCCATCGTGGTGTTGGCAGACACAGTCGCATTGGGTGAATAGATTGCAATCAGGCTAACGATCTTCTCAGCCTCAACCTTGTCACCGCCAGTCATCTCAAGGATGGCGCGGCTTGAATCCTCGTACCAGTACCGACCAGCCTCGCCTTCCTTTGCCAGTTTGCGGAGTTTGAACCGCAGTTTGGCTAGTTGTGCAGGGCTGTTGCCAACCCAGTCCGGCGCACCAACGTATCGACCGCTCTCCTTCTCGCGCTTATGAGCGACCCGATCCATCTTTGGCTTGGCTGCGACCGGGGCAGCGGGAGGTGAGATAGGCTCAGACAGTTCGCGGTCAGCCGTTGGAATGTCACGGGCGAAGTTGACATCCATGTCCGATGCCCACATCAACGTCCGCGCCAGTGGCGATAGGGTCGAATCACCCTGCCTGCCGGATGCTCTTTCCACCGCAGCAGCCCGGGCTACACGGTCAACGACCGCCAATGCAGCCAACGACTCCCGACCCATCAGCCCTGTCCTTGCGGCTAGGCGGGTCAGGCTGCTCATAGCGCCCTTCGCCTTGATTCCTGCCATCGCACGGGCAAAGGCGTTTGCCTCGCCCTCCTGAGAGATTCTGGCGGCTCCGGCGCGGCGAGTGGCTTGCGAGATCTGGGCTGGCTGTTCGCCCGTCACCTGATCAATAGCGTTCTCAGCCTGCGCAATTGCAGCCTCGTCCATCCGGGCAATGGCTCCCGTTTCACCCTCTGCCCGACCAATATAATCAACCGCCGCTTCGTAGATTGGAGCAAGACCAGCATTGTCAGCGAATGCTTTGGCAACGTCCGGGCGGAACATCTGAATGTCGTGGAACGCTTCTTCTAAAGCGACAGCACGGACGCGCTGTTGATCGGACTTGGAGTTCAGGTAGATGACACCCGGCGTTCGGCGGGTATGGAAGCCCGGACTAAAGGTGCTGTTGGCATCTGGAGTAAACCAAGACACCTCCACGCCCAATGCCTTCATTTCATCTGTGATCTTCTTGCCCCACTTGGGAGCCTTAGTCTCAGACAAGGTTTTGTTGACGCGAGTACCAATGGAAGACAACACTTCAGCAGGCGTAGACTTCACGACCGTCATCGGAAGATCTGAAATCTTCTCAGCAATGGCGCTGTACTCAGCATTTGCAATCATGTGATCGGTATTTGCCAACTTGATTTGGTTGTCAAGTTCTTTGGCTTTCTCTTGCAAGACCAACAACCCGAACTCAGCCTCATAGACATCGTTCTCCGTAGCAGGCGTGACAGTGCCAGCCGCCTCCGCAGCCTTCGCCTTGGCTAGTGCTTCTTGCGCACCAGTCAACGCAACGTCTACTTCTTGCCGTTCTGCAAGGGTCGCTTCAGCATTCGTCAGAATGTCAGCCTTGCGATCAGCGAGTTCTTTCACATAAGTCGCTCGCTCGTCTGGTGTCATCCCCTCAATAGTGTCGAGGCTCGCAGAGATGCGATCCTTCTGAGCCTCTTCAAGATTGCTATCCCAATTCGACCGAGCCTTCATGGCTTGATCATGGTTCTGTCTTAGGATTCTTTCTTTGTCATTCTCTGGTCGGAACGCATCGCTGCGATTAACCAACGCCGTACGACCAGCAAGCCCAAGACCGCTGCCAGCGCCACCAACGCCACCAGCAACACCACCCACTGCCATACTATAAAGAGCGTCACTTACATCTTTCGATAATGGTGCATGGGTAAACGGGGCATTTAGAATGCCGGACACTAACTCTTCACTCGCCTCTTCTACTCCCGACACCGCCGCAATCTGTCCTGTTCGGTATAGGAATCCCGGTGTAATGCTCGCGAGTCCGTTGTTAGCAGCAACAAAGGCTTGACCCGCCTTGGATCCTGTGCGCTTCACAACTTCACCAGCAGCACGGGCTGCGCCAATCTTCGCGAACTTGTTGACCGCAAACTTTGCTGCCGATTGAGCGGCTGCACCCTGAGCAATCTTGCCAATGACCTTTGCGCCGATTGCAGCCCCACCAAATTCAGTAAATGATTCGATAGCGGCACTAGCCAAACCACGGTTTGCCATTTCGATTGGATCGAATTGCTTTAGTGGTTCACCACTCATTGCCAGTTCAAGATTTTCTTGCTCAAGATCATTGACGTAATTTAATTGACCACCAGTAAATGAACTCAATGGAACAAATGCCAATGATGCCATCTGCGCTGCAACCAATGGAGTGCCTGTACCAAGACTTCCAATCATCGCGATTGTTGATGGCAAAGACTGACCAATGCCACGCGAAACGTCAGCGGCAAATCCTTCCTTCTGACCCTCCGCTAATCCTTGTTGAGCACCGCGAGTGGCAATAAGTTCCGATTGCAAATCCTGCGCCGTAAGACCAGACCCAGCAGGCTCAACCAACATTGACAACTGATCCGCAACCGCACGGTCGTATTCACTTGTGAATGCCGGAAGCCACGGTGTCAACATTTGCAATGGCTTCATCACAGCCAAGATGGCTTGTGATCGCATGGCTGGCGTAGCAATCGCCTGCGCCGTGCTCTGCATATTCTGCTGAAAGCCACGCGACACCTCGCGCAAACTAATCACTGGCGTGTCTGGCAAGACTGACTCAAACTTGTTTGACTCAGCAGCACCGCGCATCAAGTCCTGATCAGTTGATCTTGATCCCGGAGCAGCAACTTGATCATTCAACATTGATTCCCATTGCGATATTGAATTACCTAAATCATCTGTAATATCAATACCATCAGGTTGTTGCTCATCAGCAACATCAATTTGTTTTCCCAATGCATCAGACCATTCATTGAGAGTTTGTTGAAATGAAGTCATTGAGGTAGGTTCTTTAGGTTTTGGATGATCCCTCTAAGTTTATTACGAAGATTGTTAGCAAGCATTCCTTGCGCGTTATTAAGTCGCGCAATTGCATTGTTAACATCGTTCCTAATATCCCCGGTATTTTCCATTTCAATACCAGCATCTGCTACTTGTGATCGAACGTATGCATCTACCTCAACCTTTGACATAGGTTTAGATTGTTGTTGACCACTAGGAGCAGGCTCTGTGTTCCTGCTTTTGCGCTCAGTTTCGCGCTGTGTCTTTGCTGCCTTTGCCTCTTCAGGTGTCAAACTAAGCAGCACATCAACCTCAGCCAGTTTGCGTTCTGATTCTGCATCGCCCTGCGCAGCCCGTGCTCGCATCTCAGCAATCCGTGCTTGCTGGCGAGCAGCCGCGTATTGCGCATCCACCTGTGCGGTCGTTGCTCGCGCTTGTGTCAACCCTGTATTAGCCTGCTTCTGTGCAAGTTCTGCCTCAGACATCTGTGGGGCATACTCAGCGCGATTGGCTCCAAACAAAGCACGTGCTTCCGTTTCAGCAATCTTTGCTTCGGTTTGACGAGTAGCCTGCTCGCGCTCCTGCTGACCGCGTTGCATCTGCGACATTGTGCCACGGATCTGCTGTGCTTCAGGTGATTGATTGCCAGCCAATTGATTTGGCTGCATCATTGGTGGTGGACTCATTGCTTGCAAACGGCGATCCAAGGCGTTTGACACCATTGCAATATCGCCCTGACCAAACGGCATTGACCAACCAATTTCGCGGCTGATAGCCATTGACCGTTGCATCAAGAACTGGATTTGCTGCGGACGAGGCAACTGAGCCACGGTTTCATATCCAACAAGATTGATAGTTGTATCAGCAAGATCGTCAATTGCACCGGGGTCAGACTGACTGGCGTACCACGATGGAAAACTAACAGTGCGCCGAATGCCACCTTCTGGTGGTGTCAACATAGCAAAGCGATTAACGCTTAACTGTTTACGCTTTAGTCTCTGAATATATTGCGCTTTGAATAATGGTGGAATTGATTCATCATCCATGACTCCTTCCGCTTGGGCAGTACTAATTTCGTTAGTGTTCTTTGCCCAAGTTTCTGCCATGCCCTGTCCAATTGTCAAACTTGCTTGATTAACAACCTTCTCCAGTTCCTGCATTACCTTTCGATCACCCGCCTTAAACTTGTCGTACATATTCTGGATGTTTGAATACGTAGCGCGTGGATCTGTTTCCATGTTCATGGCAGCAAAGTCCATGAATCCCGGAGCAACTGACTCAAGTTCCTGCGCCATCTTCTCGACCGCAGGCATGAGCCGCTGAGACTCCTGCTGATTGCGCATCTGCTTTGCCATAGCGATACGCGCCTGTGCGCGAGTCTGCAAGCCAGCCGACCACTGCTCCTGCGACATCCGAATGGCTTGACGCTGACCGCGCTTGTCAGTAAACAGCGCAGCCGGAGTCCCATCAGGCAACGTGCCGAAATCCAAAGCCTCAAGACCCGTGTAGTAACCGTTCTGAATAGCGGCATCGACCGCCTCGTACGTACCGTACGGAGCGATCTGGCGCGAGCCACGGTGGTCGAGCGCAGCAGCCTTGAGAGCCTCATCGTCCATCAATGGATCAGGCTGTTGAGCCTGTTGAGCAGGACGCATGAAACCATCAGCAGGCGGTTGAGCCATGCCCTCGTCCGGTCCAATCAATGGACTCTCTGGACTTGGCGGTCCGACAAGTTCTTCTGGAGTCATGGGACTTGGCTTGGGTAGTTGAGACATTATTGCTTTCCAATCTTGAGTACGGCTTCAGATGCTGTCTTGCTTGGTGTCAATGAGAATCCCGGCTGAAAGCCAAATGGTTCTTCGATGACTTTCTTCGGTGGAGCAGACACGCCAAGTGAAAGACCAGATACATCCGGCGTTTGCATACCGACCGCTCGATCTGCTTGTGATCGATAGATATCTTCCTTGGTCTTCATCTCCGACTTGGTCTTCAAGTCTTCTTGGGTACGTGCAAACTTTTGCTGCTCTGCCTGCATAGCGTTGTCCAATTGCTGTTGCATTGGGCGTGACGCGCCGAGAAACCCACCAGCCAATGAACTGTATTCATTGCCGGGTCGATAGGCTTGAATGCCACTCGCTACGCCAACAAGGAAGTTGCCAGCAAATGTCTTTGCACCATCCATGAACGCATCCCATCCAGATGGCGAAGGGGGCGTTAATGACTTGCCGACACCCTTCGATTGAACAGGGAAGTTAGAGATTGCTTGCAGCCCAGTACCCATACCAAACATTGTGTTGTCAGCCATAGTGTTTCCTTATCCGAGTGCTGCGCCTGCAAGTTGGCTACCGACCATTCCACCTATTGGACCACCAACAAGTGTTCCAGCCGCTCCAGCAGCCGCGCCAACAAGTGCACCACCGATTTGATTTCCAGAGTTAATGCTTGCTTGAGCCGATGCCATCTGCTGTTGATACGTTCCAGTTATTGCAGCAGTGCCAAGTTGTTGACCCACGTTATACCCAGTTTGCTGGGTCTGAAGAGCACCTTGCGTGTAACCCTGATATTGGTTACCAAGGTATTGCGCTGCGCCTAACCCAGCACTCAGCGTTGTTTGCCCAGCCGCTGCTTCCATGTTTGCCATCGAGTTAGCGGTTGACTGCTGTGCAGCAGCAAGGATCTGCGCGTACTGCTCGTTGACTGCGCCAGCCTGCAACGCGCCTTGACGGGCAACCGCCTGCGTCTGAGCCTGACCAAACGTGGTATTTGATAGCCCCATCATCAAGCCCTGCGCTGTCGATTGTCCAACAGCCTTATCAGTGGACTGCTGCAACAGTGCCAAGGTTGCATCGCGACCAGCAGACAGCGTCTTGAACGACTCAGCAGATGCTGCGCCGAACGCTGCACGGCTTTGAGCCATCGTGTCGGCGTACTGCTTGACTGACTCGTTATATTGCTTGGAGTAAACATCAGCATTGTTTGATCGTTCGTCTTCAAACTTTTTGATAAGCGCGGTGTAGTTGCCCTCTTGAAGAGTGCGCTCTTGTTTGAATTTCTTGTTCATGTTCCTCGTAGCCCTGCGCATATCCGACTCGCCGCCAAATAAGTTTCCAAAGAGTCCCATTAGTATGTTCCCTTCACGTTCTTGGTATGCGTCATTGGGTCGATAAGCGCAGCCATGCGCTCAATCGCCCAAGGAACACCGTTACTATCAATGCGAGCAAAGACTGCTTGGTCGCGGATGCGGCATCGAAGCGCGTCATTGCGACCAGATTGCAATTCACCAATCTGGATGGAGTTGGTGTTGGTGTACGTTCCGCTGCTTACAACGATGCGCGGAGATTGAGATGATCCCGGCAGGGTTGGTAACGGGAGCGCAGTTGGAATTCCATCTCCATAGACGTAAACACCACCGGGAGTATCAAGCGAAGTTCCCGGCAATGATTCATCGCGTGTAAACAACGTTTGAATATTGCCTACATTAACTTCATTTTGAATTTTCCAACCGTTGCTTGGTGGTGATCCAGTATTAAAAATCCGGTTGTCACCAAATGCATACGTTCGCGCCGTTGGATCAGTGATCAACGTGTCAAGCGTGGTGTATGTGTGAGGAGCAAGTGACTGCGGATAGGCAAGATTGATGCCAGTTGTTCCGACAAACACAGGAACACCAAAGTCATACCCACCTACAGGGTCTTCCACACGAGGAATAACAGAAGCGTCTCCACCGTCCAAAACCACAGCCGGGAACGATGGGTCATATCTGACCGTGACGTTGACGATTGCTTCACCAATTGCCTCCTCTGCTGTTTGACCAGACAGAATGGATAGGAATGGTCCAGTCAATCGAACGTTTGGGGTATTAAAATCCACTGTCTCTTGCGGCTCATCCATCGTCAGTTCAACACGCATATCACGCAGCATGACCTGAGACAGATTTGGAGAGACAACTGGACCAATAGTCAATGAACTGACAATCTTCTGCGCAGCCGCTTGAAGGTTGCTTACTGTGAAGGGGCTACTTCCTCCTTTGTAACCAACAGCGGCTTGACCATCAACACCTGATGTCAGGTTGCGATCAAACCAACCAAGGTAGCCATCTTCGCTGCCAAGAGCCAGCACTGGTGATCGAGCATCACCAAATGGGAACTCGCCAATGCATGATGGTGCTTGAAACGCTGTCCACCCCGTGCGGATTGCCCAGAATGAATCGGTCGCTTGACTATAAACAAGGTGCGTACTGCTCGATGGCAGGTCAGTGCGCGACAGAATGCAATAGATGTTCTGGATTTCAGGGTCAAACCCAAGCGAACAGTTCAACTTATCAAACTTCTGCGACTGGAAGAATGAATCAAGCCGACCGCCAGTAATTCGACCAGACTGTGTCACTTGGAATTCGTTTGGGCGGACGCGGTACAAGCCATCCTGCGCCATGATGTACACCGTCTGAGCATCCGACACACACCATGCCTTGGAAGAAACAATGCCGACTGATCGCGACAACTCAATCATCCGCGCCTGCGTGTCAAACACAGGGTCAGCGGATAGATAGGTCATCGTGTGCCTACCAGCGAAGAGCAGCCCACTCTCTGCCATCGGGATCAGCGCAACAATCGGCTCGCCGGGAATGGAGAACTTGGTTGACAAGTTGCCAGCGACAGCATCGTCAGGGGTTGAGCCGGGAACCCAATCATCAACGTCATTGATCTTGCTAAGGAACCAGTTGTTTGGTGACGGCGTAAAGCCGCTCAACGCCAAGCGACCGCCAAAGCGAACTAGCAAACTTGCACGTTCGCCTACTTCTGCTTTAGCCGCACCAATACTGCTAGCGTTCGATGACGGCTTAATGGTCATTTCTGGACCACTAATAATGAATGTCAAACCGTTAGTGTTACCAGCAGTTGTTGCTAGATGTGGTCCACCGGGGGTTCTTGACAACTCAACTTCATTATTAGCAGTACCAACTATTGATTTGACGTAAAACGTTTCTTGAAACGCATATAGACTGATTGCTCCAATACCCGCACCAGTAAATGTTCCAGTAACAACAATTGGTTGATCAACTGTTAATGGAGTCGCAGTAAATCGAATATGTCCAGTACTGTTATGAATAGTTACGTTTGATAAGATTGTTCCCCAGAACTCAACACGCATATCGTTAGGAGCGAGCGTGATGTTCATCCGGCGGTATTTTTCACCATCAGCAAAGTAAGCGTAGTTACCAAAGATCGCAACAGAAATATCTTTGGTGTCATCTAACTTTGATGTTGATGACGCATACGCAATAATGGTTGGCACAGTGTCGCCCGGATCAATGATGTACACCTCGCCGCCTGCCACAACAACGCAGCGTTGTGTAAGTTCAGTTGATCCGCCATCAGCCACAACATATGCATCAGCGCGGACAATTGCTTGCACCTTGCGCGTTACTACTGATGGGCTAGTGTCGTTGAATTCAAACGCGCCAAGCAATGCCCTGCGCTGACCCAGTCGCTGCTTCCCCTTGTACGGGTCATACGGGAGCACGTTTATTGAATCGAGCGTAAAGCCCGGAGGCAATGACGAGTATGCACTGTCAACGTGCAAGCCGCGTGAAGGAAGAGTGATTGGGAGGTATGGCATTATGCAGTCCGTATTGCAAATCCAATAACCCCCCACTGACCAGCCTGTGGAACGTAATTTTTTGGAGCGGTCAATACTTCAATCGTTGCTAATCCTGTACTTCCTAAGTTTTGCCATTGTTTCCACACGATTACAAACCATGTTTCTCCACTTGCACCGAATGTAATAGGATCATTTGAACTTACACTTGCAATTGCAGAAGCCGCTTTGACCTGACCAACCCCTGCGCCTACTTGAAATGCCGGAAGTGGAGTAACGGACGAATATGCATTTGTCCCAAGTCCAAGTGCAGTTCGTGCCGTACCACTAGAGCCACTTGTCAATGCAGCCACATTAGCAGTTCCGGCAGTACTGTTTCCAAGAACAGTCAATGTTGCAAGTTGCGCAAGTTTGGCAACGGTTACCCCATTGTCTGCTAGGGCAGCACCAGCAACTGATCCTGCTGGAAGAGTAACTGTGCCAGCAGAAACAGTGAGCGCATTTGATGCTGTTACAAGCCCACTGACTGTGAGTGGAGTAGTAACAGTAGTAAGTGCAGTTCCAACTGCTACGCGCTGAACTCCATTCGTAGTCACACTGAGATTGTCTGCACCAGTTGAGTAAACACCAGTATTAGTGTCACTAGCAAATGTGAGTGATGGAGTGCCAACTGCTCCAACAGGAATAGTCAATACGCCACTGAGGGTTAAGTTGGTAATCGACAGGCTTTCACTAGCACTCAAGTTGTCAATACGTTTCCATGCGGTCCACGTAGAATTATTTTTGGCACGGATGAATCGCTTACAAGTTGTCAACGATGTTGTCAACTCTTGGATAACAATAGTCGTGGACGGAACAGTAACGAAAAGAAGACAATTACCATCAGTTGTAGTGTTAGTAAAGTCTGTTGCTGGTACGTTTGTGTAGGTAACTCCAGTTAACAACTGATACCGACCTTGCACAATTGATAAGTCAAGGTTGCCACCCGCATCAGGTAACAACTCTGGATAGGTCGAGTTGACGTATGGAAGCGTGTTCCACCCAGTACCTGCCGTGTCGCCAATCTTGAACGCCGTCTTGCCAACGTCAGTCACAAAGCCAAGTTCGCCGGGTTCAAGAACAGGATTACTAGCAGCATCCCAAGCCGCCAAAGTTCCGCGCCGAATTTGCATCTTGATCGCCACTAGTAATCCTCCTCTTGTATTAGAACTGCTTCTTGCTGCGCAGGTAATACCCTGCACCAACGCCAACTACCAACGCCAAGCCAACTGCCCACACGCTACCGATGAAGGAACTTAGGTCTGCGAGAATCATGGTGTCTCCTTTACAGCCCGGGCGTTCTTAAACGCCGCATTGAAAAATGGATCAGAGGCTCTCCGGGCTGCTATAAATTCGCGAGCGTTCTCTGGTTTGTCTGGGTCTAGCATATTCGCCGCTAACTCCGCCTCTTGCCGAGGTTTACGTGGAATCCAACCAATCGCAATTCTGATAGCAGTACCAAACCCTGTCTGGAACAGAATGATCACTACTGCTATCGCAACTACCGCTACTGCTATCCAACCTGCCAGTGCCATCCAAGGCGGGGTACGGTCCTCCACGCCCGGCAACTCCGCGTGGATCCCTGCCGCCAGACCGTCAATCCGGGTCGCGCCTGCGACCACCACCGTATCGCCTGTTGCCTGCCCATGATCCATGAGCAGTTGCGCCTCAGTCCGAATCTCGTTGCTGTTGGCACTGATACGGGCTACTGGGGAGCAGCCTGACAGCACCAGCGCAGCAACG